CCTTGGCAAAAGTCGAGGTCCTAGACGACCTACCTTTAGCTTAGGGCGCGGCACTCTAACTCATTTGGTAGCGCAACTATCAATACGGTTAGGGGTCGCGCCTCAAGCGATACTCGACTTAGATGCCGAGATGTTTAAGATGTTAGTAAAGGTATTAAACGAGCAAGCGGAGGAGGCTAATAAAAATGCCGGTAGCTATAAAAGGCGTACGCGAAACCGTTAAAGCTCTCCGTAGGCTCGATCCTGAAATGTTAAAAGAGATGAACGCCGAGGTACGTGCGGCTATGTTGCCTATCCGGGACAAGGCACGAGGCTACGCGCCAAGTCCTCAGCCCGATAATCTTTATATGTGGCGAGAGGGCAGCGCAGGTAAAACCATAACCGCACGTAACTCGATGTTTAGGACTTTTAATACTGAGGGCCGCTTACGTATGTTTCCACTTTATGATGCAGAGACCGTTAAAAAAGGTATCTATTACTCTCAGGCTCCTAGCAAGAAAAACCGCAACGGATGGCAAGCTCTTTACTTTGTAGCTAATAAGTCTGCCGCCGGTGCCATTTATGAGACCGCCGGACGTAAAAACCCGGGTGGAGATCCAAATAGTAAATCTAATAACCCGGGCGCAGGTGCTCACTTTATTAGCCGTATGGGTCCACTCTACGGAGACAAGCAAGCCGAGCGCGGCCGTATGATCTATCGCGCTTGGAAAGAGGACCAAGGCAAGGCTCAAGATGCCGTATATAGAGCTATAGAGAAAACCGTAGATAACTTTAATAATGGCCGTTACGGTATGGCCACTTACGCATTGGCCGCATAATGGCGTTACCTAATTTAATTGTATCCGCCGCCGCAGAGTGGAACGGTAAAGCCTTATCTAAAGGCTCTAATCAGATTAAAGGTTTTGAGAAAACCGTAAAAAATTTAGGGCGTACCCTTGGCGTAACGTTTAGCGCCGCTGCACTTTTAAGTTATTCTAAAAAAGCCGTAGCAGCTTATGGAGAGCAGATCGCAGAGGCTAAGCGCCTCGATACCGCTTTACGTAACTTAGGTTTTAATTTTGCCACGGCTGAGGCCGAGGGTTACATCGATGCTATAGAAAAGGCTACCGGTGTTAATCGCGACGTGCTCCAACCCTCATTTATCCAATTAGCTCAGGTAACTAGATCTACCACTATTGCTCAATCGATGCTCAACACCGCACTCGATGTAAGTGCCGGTACGGGTATGGATCTAGTCTCAGCTACAAAAATCTTAAGTCAGGCATACGTAGGAAATCTAAAAGGCCTACGCCAATTAAATTTAGGTTTAACTCAGGCAGAGTTAGCCGGTAAGTCATACCTTGAGATCGAAAAACTTATCGCGACACAATACGCAGGCCAATCTAAAAACGCGGCAGACTCTTACGCCGGATCGATAGCTCGCCTCAAGATCGCGGCTGAGCAGGCAAGCGAGCAGATCGGCGGAGCTCTAGTAACCTCTTTAGGTACATCTGCCGGCGGTATGGATAAACTGATCGACAAAGTCGATGGTGCTGCGGACTCCATCTCTGGACTTATTACTAACACGGCATACCTAGCTAAAGAGCTTGGTAATTTATTTTCTAGTATCCCGGGTGCAGGTGTTTTAGAGGATGCCGGTAGAGCTCTTAAGAATTATCTCGGTAGGTTTTCGATCGGTGCTTTACGTCGAAATGTAGATATAGTTTTAGGCCGCCAAGGTGGTTTCCCTCAGGGTTTACCTGCGGATCTTAAGAATTTTCAGAACCAAACTGAGAAAACTAAGATGGACAAAGAGGCTCTTAAGCGTCAAAAAGAGCTCATCGCTTTACAGAAAAAAGCGCAATTAGCAGAGAAAAATAAACTTTCGTTATCAAAAGCAGCGGCCGTATTTGATACTACTCGTATCTCATTAGCCGCAGCTCTCAAGGCTACCTATGACAAAGAGACACGCCTGCGCCTCGAGGCCCTTATCGCCATCGAGGAAGATAACGGCGATTTAGCACTCAGGAAAATAGGCGAACTAGCCGCGCTACAAAAGAACGCAGATTTAGCCAAGTTAGCAGGCATTAAAGAAATCAGCGATGCAACGCTACTTTCAATCAACACGCAGTTACTCAATGAACTTACTGCTATCGATAAATCTAAAATGGCTGAGAGCGATAAAGAAATCGCACGTGAGGAAGCATTTAAGAAATATAACGCCGCCATTACTGCGGCTGGTCAATTAGCCTCAGCTGAGCAATATAGCGAGCGCGTACAGATCCAACTTACAGAAATTGCTCGTTTAGCTGCTATTAGTAGAACTACAAGTGCATCAAATACTGCAACTTTATTACGCGAGTCTGCCGAGTTATCAATGATAGACCGAGTAGCCAAGGCTCAAAAAGCCGCCGATGATGCTCGCCTAAAATCGCTACAAGATTACATAGCGCAATTAAACAGGATGCCAACCGTAGGAGGCTTAGGAGGCGGTCCGACAGGAGGCGGTCCGACAGGAGGCGGTCCGACAGGAGGCGGTCCGACAGGAGGCGGTCCGACAGGAAATAAACCTCTTGGTGGTAAAACGGCCTTTGAGTTAGAACAAGAAGCAGCACTAAAGAAGTTTTTTGAGGCAGAATTAGCAAGGCGAGCCGCTGAAAAAGCTGCTGCCGATGCTGCGGCTAAGGCTGCTGTTGAGGCTTTACAAGGTGTCGGACGAGGCATAACTGAAATTGGTATTGTTGGCGAAAAGATCGATTTTATACCTAAGGCAGAAGCTACCGCAGCTAACATCGCAGCTATTTTAGAATATGCAGATGCCGCTACTGCAAGAGCTAACGCTATTGCTACTTTATTAGAGTCGTCTAATATGCGAGATATGGAAATTTTGACCGCTCAGGCGCTCGGCAACCCACAATACGGTTTTCAATCTTTCCAATCCGCCGAGGCAAAAGCTTTAGTCGCAACAGGTAACGGAAGTGTAGGCGGAGGTATTGGAGCTTTTGATCGAGATATTAACATTACGGTAAATACTGGGGTGGGAGATCCTGAAGCTATTGCTCGAGCTATTGAAGATTTACTTAATCAATCGGGTTACAGAGGCACGACTACTAATCGCGGCTCCGGGAATTACTTACTAGCGTGAGTACTTGGCTCCCAGAGTGGAAAATAATCGTAGGCACGACTGAGTATACAAACGTGTTAAGCGTAAATATGGCAACTGGTCGCGATGATGTCGATCTACAATGCAACGCCGGCTACGCTCGTATGGAAATCGTAAACATAGATAACTCGGCTTTTGATGTAGACGTTACCGATAGCCTTACCCTAGAGCTTAAAAATAGCTCAGGAGTTTACGTGCCTGTTTTTGGCGGTACGGTATCCGATTTTGGTATCTCGGTACGCTCGCCTGAGGAAGTCGGCTTTATAACAATCGGTAACATTTTGGCTGTAGGATCCTTGGCTAAATTAACGAAAGCTTTGTTCCCGGATGCCTTGCCTAAAACTGAGGATGGCAATCAAATATACGACATACTCAATGAGCTACTTATTAACTCGTGGTTTGAGGTTGCTCCGGCTTTACAATGGCAGGATTACGACCCTACGACTACGTGGGCCGATGCAGAAAACGTAGGCCTTGGCGAGATCGATCAACCTGGACTCTACGAGATGATTTCTCGCTCCGCTGATCCGTTTAGCAGCTATAACCTATGCGCTCAGATAGCACAAAGCGCGCTCGGTAATATTTATGAGGACAAACAGGGACGAGTCTGTTACGCCGATGCCGATCACCGTACTGCCTATTTATCGGCTAACGGCTATACGACTATCTCGGCTAATTACGCTATCCCCTCGAGCGTGAAGTCAATCTTACAAATAGGCAAGATCCGTAACTCGCTCGTATTTAACTATGGTAATAATTACAATAATCAGGCAACGGCGATAGATACCGCCTCCGTCGCTAACTATGGGCGCTATCAGCGCAGCGTAAGTTCTAACCTGCATAACTTGTCAGATGTAAATGATGTAATGGATCGTGAGCTAGGGCTCCGGGCTATCCCACGTGAGCAGTTACAGGCAATTACCTTTAGATTAGATAATGCAGATTTACCGGATGCAGAGCGAAACAAGCTCATAAATGTATTTTTTGGTGAGCCTATTGTTATTAACGATTTACCTATAAATATGTTTAACGGATCTTTTAACGGCTTTTTAGAGGGCTTTGCTATTAGGGCCACGCCTCAGTTTGTCGATATAACGCTCACTTTGAGCCCCACAGATTTCTCATTGGTCGCGCCACAATGGGACACAGTAAGCCCGCCTAGCCTGATTTGGACAGGTGTAAACGCTACACTTGAGTGGGAAAACGCATTTGGAGGTTTGACATAATGGCAACAGTAACGCCTAATTTTAATTGGCCGGTACCTACATCGACCGACTTAGTAAAAGATGGAGCGACGGCTATCGAAGCCCTAGGCGACTCTATCGATGGATCGTTAGTCGATCTTAAAGGCGGCACTACGGGACAGGTATTGAGTAAAAATTCTAATACGGATATGGACTTTACGTGGGTAACAGATGCAGCCGGTGATATTACTGGCGTTACCGCAGGTACAGGTATTAGCGGCGGAGGTACCTCAGGCACCGTAACTATTACGAACTCAATGGCTACAGAAATCGCAGCTAAAGGCGATCTAATTGTAGGTACAGGATCTCAGACTTTCGATAACCTTACAGTAGGCACAAACGGCCACACACTTGTAGCGGATAGCGCCACGGCTACTGGACTCAAGTGGGCTGCGCCTGGTGCAAGTGGGTTAACATTTATTACTCGCAACTCATTTTCTGGTGTTGCCAGCGTTGCCATAGATAGCATCTTTAGCAGCACTTATTATTCTTATTTGGTTGTAATTGAAAGCATTTATGCAGCAACAGCTACAGATGATTTACATTTGCAAATGCGTTATGGATCAACAACGCAAACATCAAATTACCAAGGTGCAGCTATTGCGGTGGGAATTAGTGCAGTTACTTTAACAAGCCCACAAACGGGGACTACAAGCGAATTTACTTTGTCGACATACACAGGCAATTCAACTTATCCATCTTCGTTTGCATTGTATTTTAATCGCGTTGGGCAAAGTTCACAAAACCCAAGATTTTATGGCAACGGCGCACAAGCAGATGCAGGTTTGTCACATTGGATTGGCGGCTGGACAACAATTAGCCAAACTTACACAGGCATTTTGTTAAAATCATCATCATCTAACATCACAGGAGTTGTTTCTGTTTATGGATTGGCGGCAGCATAATGACTAAGGAAATCGTAATCATTGACGGCACAACAGGCGAGCAGGTTCAGCGACCTATGACTACCGAAGAATTGGCAGAGTACGAGTATCGTTGGCGTGATCCAAAAGAAGTCGAAGCTGAAAATGCTAAAGCTGCTGAAAAAGCTGCGCTTTTGGCAAAATTAGGCATTACTGAGGATGAGGCGCGCCTCTTACTTTCATAATGGAGACTAGCTATAACGGCTACCCGGCATCAAAAGATCCGGCCGAGATTAAAATAAAGTCCTACCCTGTAAAGGGTACGGATCGTAAGCTAAGGTGTGCCGAGAGTGTTGGGCCTCTCTTGGCCGCCTTTGCTGCGGAGTTTCACGAGCTAATAGAGCCGATCGATGAGGGCACGTTTGACGATTGGGCATACGCCTACCGCATGGTGCGAGGCAACCCTACAAAATTATCGTGCCACTCATCCGGGACGGCTATCGATCTAAACGCTACTAAGCATCCACTAGGAAAATACGACACTTTCCCGGCTGAAAAAATACCGATGATCCGGGCGCTCGCTAAAAAGTACGGTCTTAAGTGGGGCGGCGACTTTAAGAGTAGGCCGGACGATATGCATTTTGAGGTAGAGGTATCGGCTACTAAGGCTAAACAACTAATAGAAAAGTTAGGATTAAAAAATGAATAGAAAACAATTAGAAGCGGCAGCTAAATCATATGCACGAGCAGCGCTCGCATCTGTAGCAGCTTTGTATATGTCCGGTATTACTGATCCAAAAGTATTAGCTAATGCCTTTATCGCCGGCCTCGTCGGTCCGCTACTTAAAGCGGTACAACCAAGCGAGAAGCAATACGGCATAGGCTCTAAATGATCCGGGCCCTGATAGGGGCGATAGTGGGGACTATCCTCCTATCGGGGTGCGGTTACGATGGGTGGGTAAGATATGAGTGCCAAGAATACGAAAACTGGACAAAGCCTGAGTGCACTCCGCCTCAATGCGAGGCTACCGGGACCTGCACTAAGGACCTTATTACGACAGATGAGTAAAGAAAATAAGCGGCTAACGCCTGAGGATATCCACGCTCGCCTTATATTTTTAATTGGCGCGGTACTAGCTTTAACCTTTTTTGTAATTACCTCAGGTGCCGTGTATGCGCTTGTTTTTGTTACGCAGCCCGTAGGAGCTCAAGCGCCAAACGA